CGTACTAGTGGTCTCAGGGAGAGAAGGTTTGAAAAAGACAGGGGGGGTCGCCTTGCTATTAAAAAAACGCCCACCTTTACGGCTATTACAGCTCTTACACATCGACTGTAAATTATCTGGTGACCACATATCACCGCCCTTAACACGTGGCACTATGTGATCCACGGTATGGGCTGGGCCGTTGCAAACTACACATTGCCAACCATCACGATCTAATATGGTAATGCGTAGCTTAGCCCACTTACCACTACCTAATGCTCTATCTCTCAATGCCAGCCCTTCTTATCAAAGTGCTCAGCTGCTAAGCAAGCGTTAGGTTCGTTATTAACTAAGCCATATCTATGGGCAACATACTTCATATGTAAGTCTATTTGTCCTTTAGGTGTAAGTGTTAGCACCATCTTATTACGCATCTGTCCTAGACCATAATGACTATTGTTACGTGCTTTGTAATTCCAACGACTCTCTCTATGTATTAGATAGTTGTAACATTCAAACTGCTCATACGTCTTAAACTTATTGTAAGCATATAATTTTAAGTTAATAACTGAATTATCAGCTGCAACGGAATCAGTCTTTACAAAGCAAAGATTCACTATGAATATAGCGATCCCAACTAGCCAGCACCTTGCGAGCTTTCCCTGTCGGGCTCGCCTTGTGGCTTTGTGAGCCACTGCTTCACTAGAGCCTATCATATAGATGCAACTCCTTCATGCGTAGATTATTGATAAGTAAATTGTGATTTGCGTCACAGTACGCTTAATCTAGGTGTGATTTACAACACACTATGCGTAAATCATCGGTATCTATCCAAGTTTCATCCCAGCCAGCCACACTCATATAGACATCCAACCTATGTAAATGGCATCTGGGTTATCAACCAACCACTGCTTGTGCAGCTCATTTTGCTTAGCCCAGTCAATATCGTGATTGTGATCTACGTCACTACACATTATTTACCGCCCCATCCGCCACCCTTAAATATGAGCCCAGGTGCGCTATAGATTCTTGACATTTGCAAATTACATTTAGGGCAAGACATAGGCGTGCTGTCATCATCATAGGATCTATGCACTGACCCATAGGTGCCGCATTCATTACAGCTGTATTCGTATGTTGGCATTATTTACTCTCAATCAACTGGCAAGTGTGGCAGACCACGGTAATAAACTTCCAACTACCACACTTATCACATCTGGATATATCGCTATCTGGTATATCCAAAGCTTCGGCTATATTTTTAACGCCTACGCACCCACAATCCATACACTGATACGCCTTAAATCCATCTGGCATATCCAACTGATCGAGCCATAAGAACTCGGTCTTGCGATCACAACCATTACATTTGAACCGTGTGTGCATTATGGTAAACTCCTTATTGCCTACAGTGGCATTGAGTACAAACTAAGAAATTACCTGAATGTATTAACCTGTCATCATTACAGGCTACACAAACATCGGTAGATGGCTCAAACTTTACCTGGTCGTTCTCTATGCGCTCCAGGTAAGGTCCGCCTCTTAAAATCTCTACATATCCCATTTACTCACCCCCATCCCAATACCAAGATCCCGCAGCTGTGAGTTTGTGCCAGCGGGGATCACATTGTTCATCTTTCGGTGCGCTACAGACATAACCAAAATAAGGTTTACCTGTCTTGGCTGTGCCTTCTTTCAAAATCATCGCACCGTGTTTGCATTCTTGTTGCTTTGGTGGTAACGGTATAGCTTCTACTGCATCACCCACTGACCAAACAGTTGGTTCTTTTTTGTCTTCTGCAAACGATGCACGCAAGACATTTTCTACAGCCCTAGCTCTCGTTCCTGGTGGAGAATAATTTGCGACTCTTTCCATTTCAGTTCGGCTAGGTCTTGCGCCTTTTTTCGAATAGATGTAGTTAGCCAAAGCACGCCCGATTGCTGAACTTTCTGCAAGTTCGCAAGCAAATTTATTGAAACTGCTACCAGTGCGGATCTCTGACGCCCAACCAGTCGCAACTGGCACCGCATCAGCTGTAGTTCGGTATAAGCGAGCCACAAACACAAACTCATCTGGATTAGCATTCGGCCTATTAACCAATTCTGTTTGAATAGACCCATCTTCATTCTCTTTCCACCATTTCTCCAAACGTTCTTCTACTGTTTCATATTGGCTTAAATCAAATCCCATTAGTCATCCCCCCAGGTAAATGCGACATCGAGCTCTGCTTCCAGCACGGTCTGGTATATTGAAATGTAAGCAATAGCGTCTTTGATGCTGTCCTCGTGTTTTGGAGATTCACTAATCCTAGAAATCTTGACGAGTGCCATACATAATGCAACTTGACTAGGTGTAACTGGATGGTCGAGGTATGCAGACCAGAGTTCACTGATCCGCTTATGGTTTGTGTAAGGATGACCGTAGATCGTTCCCCTTGTATGGACCAAATCGACAACATCTGCTAGCAGCTTTTCAGTTTTTGTCATAGTCAAATACCTGGTCTGACTTTGCTTTGTTGTCCATCATGCGACGGTGCATATCCCAGCCATCACGACGGCCAAGCCAGTAGTAACGATTTTGTGCATTTTCTTTAATTTCGTGGATAATCCAAGCAATTAAAATTAAACCCATAATTGCCCACATAATTACAAAGCCAATATCTCTAAATTCTAACCAATTATTCATATTTTCACGTCTTCCAAAGCGTCAATATATGAAGGCAGAACCGAGTACAAGTTAATTAAAACAGCTTTAGTTAATTTTGGATCTTGCATATCTCTAGCTTTATGCAAGTTTTCCATTGCGTCATACATCATTGTGTAAATTGTTTCCATATAGCCCTAACTATGCGCACATATTTTGTGGCACAAGCATAGTGTTGCACTTGTGTATGACTTTGTGGATTATTTAAGGGCGTATTTGTATAACGTTTTAATAACGATCTATCGGTAAAGTTTGCCCTCAAATATGAAGCTGCCATCTGGGGCAATAGGGATTGTAATAACTTGAACTTTACGCTCGTGCACATAGGCAACTGCGAATCCTGTCTGCCAGTTGGCATAGCCCCTTGTGTAGGCCATCCCGCTAGAGCTTAAATCTACCATACAACCGACTTCATAACCCCATACAGTACGCCCAAATTGGCCTCTAGATGCCTCTGTAAAGGCCGATTGGCCTAGTCTGTGTGTGTGCCCACATACCACGCTCTTTCCGTGCCTTCTAGCCCCATTTAAGGCCGTTTGTCCAGGCACTTGGCTAATTGGGAAAGTATCACCGTGCACCGCTATCCAGCCTGGAGCCCAGTCTATGCCGTGTGGGCTAAACTTAATTTGTAATTTATCGTAACCCATAAAACGCTCATACTGCATTTCGGGCAAGTTTAAGAAGCTTGGCAATCTACGCTTGATTGACTTGTAAAGCCTAATGCCGTGGTTACTGCCAATTACATCTGTTACGCCTAAATAGGTTAATACTTCTTGGGTGAGCTTACGATCATCATTTATATTACCCACCATCTCATCGATGGAGCCAGCATTAAACCCACCTAATTGTGGTAGATCAATTTCATCACCAATACAAATAGTGCGGTGGGGTTTCCACTTAGCTAAAAAACGGCCAACAGACTTAGTCGCCTTCTCATTAAAAAAGGGTACTTGTAGATCACTGATAAACGCTATGCGCTTAATCTTCATCCTCATCTGGAGTAGGGATAACAGGGATAATACCTTTGTCGCCTACCACCCAGTCGGGCATAGATTCTGGACTATCCATTAGATACAACGCAACAGATTCACTGAAACCTGCTTTGCGTGCAGCTTTAAACATTTCGTGTTTAGCGATATAAAACACTTCTAGCTTAGATAAAGGGTCAGGTGATTTACGTACCTTGCGCCTGTTAATTTTTCTACGCTTACGTGTAGTTGCCATAATTAAAATTATCGCTTACTGATTAAGACAAAGAGATCATCGACACGCTGTTCAAGTCTTGTTATTTGATCCTTCATACTTGATCCACCATTAGGGCGCAACTCATTAAGCCAGCCTCTAACTAAAAAACGTAATCCTATTAGCACGCCTGATAGCACGGCTATAACGCCAGCGCCAAAGGATGCCCATTCTTGCGGGCTCATTTGTCATTAGCACCGAGGCCATAAGCACTGTCGGATTTATCTAAAGCCCTAATTGCTGGACCTGCAAGTGCTGACACAATTACAGCTACAGCAGGATCTAAACCAAGCTCATTACTTGCTAAGAATGTTAAGAATGAAACCAATACGCCACGTGCATATGATTTTAGTACTGCTTTTTGTTTCTTGCTTATCTTCATATCTTGCCCCCTATTAGTGGTATGTTGAACGGAGAACCATCGAGATCGCCAGCCTTTGTAAAACTACAGTGCAAATGTCGCTTGTGTGGGTTAATGCCTTTGTATTTACGCCAACGCCAATTTAATATCTTTGAGCATATTCTCCCGTTATAGATGACGTATGATATGCGTGGATCCGATTTGGCTGCAATTCTGATTTGGTCAGCCAAATAAGGTGCGAGGCTGTCGGATGACTCCAACCTAGAATCAATATCAACTGCTCTAACCCATATTCCGTCTGGATTATGATCCGATTTTCTGGTGGCATGACGGCTATCGCCCAACCACCCATCACTGGCAGTACGCCTATCTGGAAACCACTTATCAACTTGATCTCTTAACTGCACGCCAGCTGCACATAGTTTAGGTTTCATCGGCACAATTCCTCAAGATTATGCTTAGGCGTTAGGCTTGCCTAGGCTTAATCCTTCAGGAAGTGGCTTGGAGTAATTCCACTCTCGGATATAAGCACCAACGCCATCTGAATCATCCTGTAAAAGAATTACGCCATCTACAAAAGCAAAAGTTCCTTCTAGTTCGGGATATTCTGCAATTATTTTTTCATATAGGTTCATATTAACTCCTTATCCATACGCCTGAAAAATCACTTGTAGTTTGTCCTGCTGGTATATTTGGGCTTGCAGCGTGTAGTTGAGCATATACTTCAACATAATCAGTTGTGCCATTAAAATTCATAATAATTGAACCATTTAAAGTTCCATAGGCGGTTGAAGTTGTAATATCGGCAGCCCTCATATAAGCACTTCCATTTTTGTAAAATGAAATTATTGCTCTATTAGCATTGTTATCATAAGGAACTGTTGTGTTTATTTGATAATAACCAGCGGTTGTTGGCGTAAATCTGCTGCTGGCAAAATTACCTGCGGTATCAAAGTTTTCACTTCCAAAGGTAACTTTAGTGAATGTTGCTGAAGATAAACTTTGTGTCGATGTTCCATAGGCAGAAAAAGCAGGGCCACTAGAGGTAGTAGGTGCAGCCCATTTTAATCCTGTTGCTTCAGCACTATCGGCAGTTAAAACATAAGTATTAGTTCCAACCGCTAATCTACTAAAAGTATCTGCACCAGTACCAACAACTAAATCACCTTTAGCATCTATGGCTGTTGCCATTGAGTTAGTAACTGTAACTGTTCCTGAAGTACCGCCACCTGAAATACCCACGCCAGCAGTTACGCCTTCAATATCACCAGTAGCACCAGATGCAACCCAAGCTGCGCCATCGTAATACCATAAACTGTTAGTGTCTTTAGTAAATGCAAAATTACCTTCTGCTGGTGCTGTTACAGCTGCATCCCTAGCAGCGTTGCTAGCAAACACCCAAATACCTTGCATTAAGTAGCCATCAACATCGGCAGCGGTTAATACCTCGCCTGTTGTAAAGTCCTTAAATCCTAATCCAGCGGCCATTATTTCTCCTTAGTAACTAAGCACATTATAGTCTAAAGTGCCGTATATATTGTTATTTAGAATCAGTGCATCGATGACTGGTTCAAGGGTCGTAAAGAAGACCCTAAAGCTATTTGGCGTGATGGTGTTAGCCACCCCAAAGATTTGCAGAGTGCGGTCTAGTGTAGAACCGCCTGGCTGGGTAGTAACCACCCTAATCGGATCAAAAAAATCTAATTCTAAAGCTGCAATAATGCCTGAGTTGTAATTGTCTGTATATAAGTCCAATTCGATGCCATCGCATCTGACTTGTGTTTCGGCACGGCTAGCAACATAAGCCTGGGCATAATCTAAGGCCACTGCATCGGTCTGCATAAGCAGGTTTTGCAAGTTATATGAATGAATAAAGTACTTGTCTATCGATGCTTGGTTAATAGCTGTTTGTGGCGTACCACCAGCACGGCTAACCGTGGCCGAGTTAAACACCAACGTATCATCTAATTTCCATACTGCATTAGCATAGGCAATACCTGTGCCATCATCATTGAAGGTAGTTACAGTGCCACCAATAGATCCAGCAGTAACTGATCGATCCTGAAACACAAAAGAGCCATCGACATCTACATATAAAGCCCCATATTCGCTTTCTGTAACCGTGGTCATAGCATCTAAAGAAGTGCGAGCTGTGCCAGGATCGGCCTGCATTGTCGTTAAGCCAGCATCAACATCACGCATAGTTGTCGGCCAATCAATTTGATCTAATATCTGATTGATGCGAGTGCCTGATAGGTCTCCTGCACTAGCTCCTGTAACAGTAGAAATCTGAGCATTTTGCGCAAGCCTGAACGCATCTACAGCTTGTATGGTTGTATAAGCAACCTCTGTGGCATCCTTTGGTTGGGTGTTTACGTAGCTTGTAATAAAGCCTGAGAATAAAGAATAGGTAGTCGCACCATAGGTAGCAGAAATCTGTACCTTTTTCATAGGTGTTAAATAAGGGCTATAGGGGCTTAGTGGGTTAGTTGGGTTAAAATCTCCGTTTTGATCTACTATACGTAAGGTTAATGTGCCTGTTTGAAATTGATCGACCAAAGCGTTGCGGCCTCTTATTGTTTGAATATAGTTAATGCGATCTGACACATCAACTACTATTGCGGCTGAATCAGCCAATATGTTTGTATCTAATATGCCAGTATCTAGGATCATTGCCTGAGCAAAACTTGGCCCAGTGCTAAAATTGATGTAAGCGTTTACTGTTGGTACGGCCATTAGTTAAGCGATCCTGCTGGCAATAATTTGTTTCCTGATTTTAACAACTGTAATACGTTTTGTTGAATAACGGCCTCTAGTTGCTGATCTGTAACTATGGTGCCAGCATTTACAGTTACACCTACGCTTGGTGCTGTGGTTGCAGTAGCGGTAGCTTGTTGATTAGTTACGCCCTGTGGCACTGTATAGGTGCTAGATCCGCCTTCCATAGGTGCTATCTGATTTCTAGCCCTGGCAGTCATCTCACCTAATGCGGTAAATAGTGCTGGGCCAAAATTATTTAAAGAATTGGCTGCGGTGCTTGTGGCTGCCGCTAATGCATCTAAAGAGGTTTTAGCGTTTAATTCTGCATTGTATTTCTTTGCTAAAGCCTCGTTATTATCTAGAATGGCCAGTTGCGCCCTAATGCGCAATTTAGTTTCTTCATCAGTGGCAGCATTGAGGGCAACCATTAGG